ATGAAACATACGCTGATCACCTTCGACCACACGACTCATAACTACTAACTGCTGAGTCTGGGTACTGAGGCCACCAAATGCTTCTGGTGCGCCCTGCCATGCAGGAGTAACTCCCCACATAGCTGCTATGCGTTCACGTACTTCTTGGCGTACAGGTAGATAATCCATTTCCTGTAGTGTGTGGAACAACCTAACCATATCAACTCTACCCCTATTATTCCTAGCTGATACAGCTACCATAGGAACAAAGTTGGGGTCAAGTCTAGTCTGAGCAGCTAAATTAGACCGTTCCCTTCTCAAGGATTCGGGGTCATCTGTAAAGACCATAATCATAGAAGCTGGCATTTTACGCTCAAAGAAGTACCGATATAGATTTTTATCCATGCCAATCAAGGTAAGAGCTTTCTCAAAGATTGTAAGGATAGGACTCCATCCATAGGTTTCACTAGGAGAGAACTTAGTTATATGAATAACTTCACTATCAAATAGATAAATATGCTTATTCCTATGATAGTATTTGTACATAACTGGTTGACATACCCGTGTACAACCAGGATGGTCACATATTTGGGGAGTATCTTGAATATCATCCCTATGAATAGGGCATAGGAAATGGGCGTTTTTAGGCAGTCCCGCAGTATCTAAATCAAATTCAACCAGGGCAGGATTTAATCTACGAATTTCTACAATCTTAGAACGTAAAGTATCATCGTCCATAACTTTATATTCTTTAGCTAAATATAAAAATCCGTCATCTACAGTATTAATATCATAATGGAACTGTTTTAAGACCTCTTCTAAACTCTGGTCAAAAACGTTACAGTCCTCTAAGAAGTTATTAAACCGTTCCTTTTGCTCATGATCTGGGTTTGCTTTAGTAGCCTTCCATTGAATCCCACGCCTGAAAACCTCACTAGTAATATGGCTAATGGGGCTACGAATTTCTTCTACAGACATGGCAATGGTTTGAATATCCATTACAAGCTGTTGTCTATAAGCCATTTGATGGCGTACCCATGTATTAACTACATGGTCTAAGCCCATTGTAGGGGCCGTTCCTGTCTCTCCCCCTGCTTTCATCAACTGAAACATACCGATTTGAGCATTCAAATCCGTCATTTGTTGAGCTAGAGCAGGGGTTTCAGGAAGGTATGCTGATAATTTCATAGCTAATCCTTGCGTTTAGATATTTTTTCTATGTCAGAAGAGAGAGTTAATTTAAGTAGAGTGTCCATAGCTAACTCCTTCAATAATGTACCCTCTGATTTAGAAGCAGATATACGGAGAGTGCTTATCTCCTCTTCATATTTTACTATTTTTTCCCGCATTTTCGCAAGTTCTTCTTCCTTTTCTTTAACTTCATTAGAAGAATCTTCTGGTTCCCTCGTATCTGTAATACCAAAAGACGAAGAAGCATTTTGTAGCACTCCTAATCTAGAGGCTTCTTTTACTAATGCAATAAACCCACCTTCAGTAAGGACAGTTACGGCAGGGCTATCATCCTCTACCTCATCGTCTGGATTCATTTCCCTCAAGACATCATGCCACGTATCTAAGATACGCCATGTTTGTGTCCCTCCATCTCTAGTCGCTACATACTGGGAATCCCTTTCCCTTAACATGTTTCCCATTACCATAATGATCCTCCTATTCTAATCTAATGACTATGGGGCGTTACTCCCATTCGTTTTAAAAACCGATTAACTATACAACCCATTAAGAGCCACGATATGACTAAGCCTAATCCATACATAACTAATAAGGGCAATGGAAGGAATCTACCTATTGACATAAGTAATATATCTTCCATTGTATGAATAGAAACAAAGCCAAGCATTACTCCCGAAAATAAAGTTGCCTTATAAGACCGTAAATAAGTTTTAAGAAATTTCACAAGCACTCCACCCACAACTTTTACACGAAACACACCCACTTTCTTTAACTAATATGGGGGAATCACAATCACATATTAACACAGAAGTATCTTCATGTCCAGCCACTAGAACCTCTTTTTCCCTACTCCCACTTCTATAAATCGTAATTCCCTTACAACCAGTTTCCCATGCACTAAGATAAGCTGTATACACATCTTCCATAGTAGCTTCATGAGAAAGATTGATAGTCTTAGAAATACCTGAATCTACCCAATTTTGAAACGCTGCTTGCATTTGCACATGTTCTTCTGAGGAAATTTCAGGGGCGGTAACGAATACCTCTTTCACCCATTGTGGTACACTATTTAAATTTTTCAAAGATTCGCCATTACTTAAAGCTTCCATCAATTCTTCTGAATAAAATCCTTGTTCTTTAGCCACCTCCTCAAAATATGGATTAACGTAATATAACGTCTTCCCTTCTAAAATATTTTGCTTCTTCCAAGCAAGGGCAAAAATCGGTTCAATACCAGAAGCACATCCTGCAATCATCGAAATAGTTCCCGTAGGAGCTACCGTTACTCTGCAAGCATTCCGATAATTTTCATGCATTTTATAGGAACTTTTAACCCACGCTGGGAAGGGGCCACGTTGACCACCTAAATTTAACGAAGCCACATCAGCAGCAGAACGAATATACTCCATCAAAGAACCGCCAATAACTTGAGCATCTTTACTATTATAAGGTACCCTCAATTGAGTTAACAAATCAGCAAAGCCCATTATTCCCAAGCCAATTTTGCGTGTTGATTTAGTCATTTCTTCAATATCTAATACTGCATATTTATTAGCATCAATAACATTATCCAAAAAATGGGTGGCTGTATTAACCACCTGAGTCAGTCTAGTCCAATTAACTTTCTCTCGCCAATCTAGAGAACTACTAGCAACATAAAACTTAGCTAAATTGATAGACCCCAAATTACAACTTTCATTGCCTAAGAGGGGCTGTTCTCCACAAGGATTAGTCGCTATCATATCCCCAAATTCTCTTGTTACTGTATTATCAGAATTAATCCTATCTAAAAAAACCATCCCAGGTTCCCCGTTGCTCCACGCATTGTGTATGATCAAAGAAAAAATATGACGGGCAGACACCCACGTAATGACTTCATTATTATGTGGAGCTACCAAAGGATATTCAGCATCAGTTTCTACTAATTTCATGAAGTTAGAATCTACAGCTACCGAAATATTGAAATTATGTATCTCCCCCTCCATAGCTTTACATGTAATAAATTCTATAATATCAGGATGATAGACAGACATAACAGCCATATTTGCGCCATCTCTTTTTCCACCTTGGGTAATCATACTTGATACTCTAGATAAAGTCTTCAAAACCTCAATAGGCCCACACGCTTTCCCATGAGTAGTATCAATACTAGCTCCCTTAGGTCGAATTTTAGACAAGGCAAAACCCGTACCCCCACCAAACTTCTGTACCATAGCAGAATGGGTAGCAGCCTTCATTATATCTTCCATACTATCTTCCAATGGCAATACAAAACAAGCACTCAAAGTACCCTGATTAGTACCAGCATTCATTAATGTAGGTGAATTCGGTAGGAATTCTAATTGGGCCATCATAGCATAAAAATCATTAGCCAATAGGTCTACTTCTACTGGTAAAGCTCCATAGATATCTGAATCTACTTGCGCTATTGATTTAGCTACCCGTTGAAAAAGTCCAGTAGCGGTTTCTATAGGCTCATGATTAACGTCTTTTAAATAATATCTATGTTGTAGAATGGTTTCTGCTTGCGGAGATACCTCTGAATGCACTTCAAATGCTGTTGCCATTTATCATCCTCCTATCCTCTGTGCCCACAAAATAAGCATAATTTTCGTTCTGTTACCCAAAAGGAAGCAGCACATAATGGCTCTACACAATTGGGATTAGGTTTCTGTGGTTCCATCATTGGGTTAACAGGAGCCAATCCTGACCCCGTTAATTGTTCTTGATTCGGAGTATACTCTGGTTTTGTATTATTTGTCAAGGACTTTACCCATTGATTTTGGACATCTTGAGCAGCATTCCCTTCAGATGGAGTATCTGGGGAAATGTCATTCATCCAATCAACCACATTACCTAGATTTTGAAAACTATGTAGTGAGCTTTCATACGTAGCGTATAAGGCCATCGCAATCGAAAAGAAGGAATCCCCGTGTCCCATAGGCGTATCAGGAGCTTTCAATTCATTACTAACGCAGAGAATCTGTCCACGTTGTCTTTCATCAGCCAATAACTTTAATTGACCAGAATGGACATATTTCTCAAATACTTGGGCCATTGTATTCTTGGACTTTGTGGTAAAGTGCATTGCATCCCAAACTCTATTTAAACCTCTATCTTCTAATTCACCTCTTGTATTATCTACGTACCCCCTCATAAGATTAAATTTTTCCGCAACATCATTTAAGTATTCAATTTGGTCTGAATAAGACCAACCATCTAACCACGACTGATGAACCTGTTCTATTCTATCACCTATCTTTTTAAAGATAACTAAATGAGATGGGTGACGTTTCTTCCCTACATCGAACCCCCCAAATAAATCCCCATCTTCAAGAGGCATGTACGCCTTACTAACGGGGTGGTTAATCAAAGTGGGGTCTTCGCAGTTTCTAATATCATTCTCTTCAAAATAGGCTTCTGTAGAAAAATAAGGCTGTAACAAAAACTCTGACGCAAAGGCTTTAGGTCTAGCTCGTTGTTGTTGCAGTAACCATTCTTCATCATACAGTTCAGGCATCAATACCCTCCTATTAGGAGTAGGGTCTAATGCAGGAAGCACTCTAGTTTTAAAACGATCATCTTTTTGAAGAACAGTTAATAAATCTCCAGGCATCATAGGAGTTCCTAATACAATAACAGGGATGCCTTTTAAAGGAATGAACATAGTCTCTGTTAAGAAGTGGTCTTCCACTTTAACTAACTGAGATAAGTTTAAAGGGTTCTCTGGGTCACGCAAAACATCGTCTGCAATCAACGCACCATTGACATGCATACCCCGCTTAAATGAAAAAAGACCGCCATGTGATATTTCCATAGGCTTCTTATTAATATAATATCTAAATGAAAAATCTGCTTTAGGAGAACGACTTGTCATCCATTGAGTTAATATAGGATTTCGTTGGACAGTCTTATTGATTTCAGAAATATGATACCTCGACATTAAATCACTATACGATAAATACAACACAGAACAATCTCTAGGAGCTTTTAAGAGTCTCCAGACTGAGAAAGCATGTCCAAGTATAGTTGATTTAAAATGGAATCGGGGTAGTATGGCACAGTAATTAAGTCCTGTTTCCAAGCATTCTTCAATATCCTCAGCAAGAACACCGACATGCCATGCTTTAAAGTATTCAGGATTATCATAACTTTGGCTCCAAATATCTCGTAGAAATTCCCAGAAGCTCCCAACCTTAATAGATTGATGAGTTGATAATCCTTCAGCTAACCTAGAGAAAGCATCATCGAATGTTGTACTGTTATTATTGGTGACCATTATTATCCTTGGTTTGAATTAAAGTTTTTAGTTTAAAAGCTATTCGTTGTAGTACATCAGAATCACTTATTTCTTCAACTAAAACACCCATTATATCCTGAACAAATTGTAAATTAATCATGCCTTCTATTACAACCCGTTCCCCTTTAATCCCTATATCTAAGGCTTTGGCAGCATCAAATGGCCTATCAAACAGATGTCCATCTAATTCTAGGGATGCCTTTTTTCTGAGTTTACCGTAATCGCCTAAATGTTCTTCTTGAATTCTGGCATAGCGTTGGGTTTCTGTTTCTTTAATAGTCTCTACCGCAGCAGTTCGGGCTTCTATTTTATCTTCTTTCCATTTATATTGTTTCGCCCAGGCATAAATAGTAGGAACTTTAACCTCTATATCAAACTCATTGGCTAACTCAGCAGAGATTGCAGGAACTGTTTTTCCTGTCATAAACAGTTCCATAGCTTTCATTCTAATTTCATCTGGAATAACTTTAGGCATTCTATCCTCCGTGAATACTGTTGGGGTCTAACGCCCCATACCCTGCATCCGATACATGTTGAGAATCAATATTACCTCCCCAAGGAGAACCATCAGGTTGCAAGAACTTAGAAAAGTCTACATGACCACTAACACCTGTATTACATGTAAAGCAAGCAGGAACCTTATATTTCTGGCTACCCGATACTACCGTCTTAAATCTGATAGCAATTTCGTCTGGCCTTCCACACAACCCTTTCATACCAGGGTCATCAGCAAAAGGCGTATAAGCCCTATTCTTTAAAATAGTTTTAAGGGTTCGCTCTGCCCCAATCTGTTTATTCCATTTACAGCCATAATATTCACACCACACTAACTTGCTGTACTCTTGTTTAAGCTCTTCTTCTGTCATACCCTCAGGTAGTTTATCTTCCTGCGTAGGAGTCTTGGGTGTAGGTTCCAAGAAGTCTACCCGTATTCTATCTTTGTTAACTCTCTGTAAGCTCATTCTTCCCTCCTTTTCCTCCATAGGGCAATACATGCTGCATCAGCCCAATCCTGTTCTATAAATAATTCACCCCATTTATCTACGGCAAACTCTTTGATGTCTTTCTTATTAGAATTACCCTTCCCTAATACATATTTTTTCCAATGTCTGTTGTCTACAGATAGACATTCAATATGATTAGACGCACACGCTAAACGCACACCGCCCACAACTGAAGCAATTTCCATTGTAGATTTGGGGTTCTGAATAAAAATAGCTGCCTCTACCGCAGCACTAGGTATTACTTTTATTTTACTCAAATCTTTGGCAAACTGTAACGAAATTTCAATAAATCTAGAATCAAATTCTAAATCAGAGCTACGCCATTTAAGCATAGCTAAAATTTTCTCTTGTTCATCTAACCAGACACCGTGAATAGCTCTAGAGGAACAATCTAATCCTAAGTATGTGGGGCTATTACATGTTTGTAATACTTTAAATGCTTCTTTATTCCCCGAAATCATCTGCGACAACTTCAGACATAATTTCTACTACATCTTTTAAATCAGCAACAGCCTTTCTTAATGTATCAATGTCCTGAGCAAAGACCCCATACTGAATTCCTTTAACTACTATCTGTGCATTTGCCACTAAATCTAATACAATATGCTCCTCCATTATACTTTCCTCCTTGTAGTTACCCATTCTTGATTGTTATCAGCCCCTTTCACTTCTACTTTATAATCTGCAAACAGGGCTGGATACCTATCTTTCAATATATCACCAATCTTATTAAAAACTAATCGTATCTCTTCTTCCGCATGTTCATCAGTTCGCATTTCTATAATATGTCTAGCAGCCCTTATATTACATGACCACCCAATATTAGTTGCTACACCAATAGGAGCCACTCGTCTAGCTGCTGAAGTGTAGTACTTCTTCGTAGAGAAAGGTAAGTCATCAAAATCTTTCCCTTCTATAACTTCTGCCCGTTCTATTAATCTAGAGTATTGTAATTCTAGATACTCCCAAGTCTCTTCAAAAATATCCTGAGAATGGGAATCACCCGCATATGCTTGAGGAATCCACAGACCCATATCTTCTAACCTAAGGAACCTTAGGCTCTCTTGAGATATAGCCGTACCCGCTCTGTGCCTTACAAGCTCATGGGTAACTACCCTGCTAGTATCACAA